TGTTTCTTCTTATAGATGTGCGTTGCCGCGTTTAGGCCAAGTTTAAGTGCACTGAACCACATAATTAGTACGCTTTAGATCTTCTTTTCTTCTCTGCTAACACAGCACCTTGACCTTGAACTTCTTCTTCAGGTCCACCAGTGCCAATTAAGTTGTAAGACTTGTCTGCAGTAGTTTTTGATCTTGGATCTACTTCAGTTTGCTGCTCTGCAACCTTAACATCAGTTATTTTATTTAGTTTTTCCATTTTTTATCTCCTTATAAGTGTTAATTTAATTTTCTTTTCGAATTATGTCAACTTTTGGCATCATTTGATCGGCATTTGGTAAAGTTTTACTTAAAATAGTTTTTTGAATAGACGTATCAGCCCTTAGATTTGCTAATTCTTCATTCTGTTCAAGTTTTTCGTCTTGATTTTGCTGATTCATCATCGCTTTCATCTTATCAAGATTAATTTTTTCATCAGATTCTTGTTTTTTACGTTCATTTTCCATTGCTCTAAGGTCTAATTCTCTAGATCTTAGTTTAGCAATAGGATCATTATCGAATTGTGAAGTAATTTGTTTCTCTTCCTTCATAAATTCTTCCATCATTTCAGCAATTAACACTGCTTTTCTTGATTCAATTTTTTCAGTTAGCATTTTTACTTGCATTTGTATTTGTTGAACCATTTGTGGATTCTGTTGCATCATTTGAGCTTGTTGTTGCATTTGTTGTAACTGTATTAACTCGTCTTTAAACTCTACTTCAACTTGTTCTTGAGCCATTAGACTAATATGTTCAAAAATATTTTTCTCTAAACTTGCCATAACCATCGGATTATTTCTTGCAATGTTTGTTGCCATGAAATTTAAGTGCGCTGTAATGTGTGCTCTATGATCTTGACCAGGAAAAGCTTGAAATTGTCTACCACCTAAAGCATCAATATGTTCTAATGCTGGATCTTTTGGCATTGGTTGCATTGGTTTAATTAAAACTTGATCAATATTTTTTACACCTAATGCTTCATACATATTTCTATACGCTGCATATAAATTATGCATCTGTGGATTAGAAGATGCCAGTTGCAATTCCGTTTGCGCAAGTGAAATACGCTGTGTTTGAGAAAAAATATTGGGGTCAGCAACTGGCAATATATCTACTCTATCATCAAAGTCAGATTGTTTAATCATTCTTTGGCCCCCAACTACATCATACGGATACTCTTGTGGTAGATATAATTTGAATACTCTTGCTAAGATTCTAAATTCATTTTTCAAAGCAGAGTAAATTCTTTTGTGTATTGCAGACATTGTTCTTGAACCACGTTCTAATAATGCAACTGTAGTTCCAACTGCAGCTTGTTGATTACCATCACCAACTTGTAAATCTGCAATTGATGCAAATCGTTGACCAGCTTGCACCACAATACCCATTAAGTTTAATAACGTTGCAGACGGTTCTTTAAACGGTAACATCATAAATGAATCTCTTAAATTACCACCTGGTGCATCTACATCTCTAAACTCACCTGGTTGAATAGACTGTGCATCATCTCTAATTCTAATACCACGCATTTTAAATCCTGCAGGTAAATTAGATAAAGTACCTGCATCTAATAATTGTCTTAATGCAGATGTTGCAGTTCTTGATAATCCACCAATCATGTGAATCAAACCAAAACCATAAAAACCTAAACCTGGTAAAAATTTAAAATGTACAAAGTATTGAATTTTATTTTTATTAGGATCACCTACTTCATAGTTTCTTCTAATAGATAATATTTCTCTTGATCCTTCTTCTAAAGTTACAATGTATGGAATTTTAATTCCTGACGGCTCACCAGTCTGTTGATTAACATCTTCAAATCCCTCAAGATCTAAATCCACATGACACTCTAATAAAGTAAATACATCTTCTTCTTTTGTTTTAGTTACTCCCTCAAGTTCTCTCTCTTTTTTCTCAACATCAGTTTCTTTATCTTGTGGTTTTCCAAGTTCTATATCTCTATAGAAACCACCGACTTGTTGTTTTCTTAAATCATTTTCTGAAATTTTTATTCGATGAATAATTGCTTCCGCATCATCTAATGAGGTAGCTGTATACGGAACAATTAAATCATCTGCAGGTACAAACTTTGATACAGCTCTTTGTTCCATATCATCGTAGTATACTTTTTTAAAAGCAGAACCTGCTAAGGGAAGATTAAATAACATTTGATCAAACTCAGGTTCATACTCTTTCATCTTTTCCATGATTTCATAGTTCATGAAATCTTTTACTCTAGTTGCTTGATCTGTTTTTTCTGGAGTTGGAATTCCTAAAATTTGTGTTCTTACAGGTCCGTCTGCAGGTAGTAACTCTTTATAAGCAAGAGCTTGAAACTGTGTAACCGCTTCTGCTAAAACTGGATGTGTTGCACCTGATGCACCTTGAAATGGTTCTGTTCTGTTATTGTATTTAAAACCTAGTAAGTCTAAACCTTGTGTATAAGTTTTTTCCCAATCTTTTCTGGACATAGAGTAGTCCATATATTTTTGATTTAAGTCTGAACTTAATTGAGCTAAAACTTCATCAGGTAAAAAATCTGCTAAATTTGCGTAATGCTCATCTCCGCCTTCTGGTGTTGCAGCTGCAGGATCTAAGTTAATATCAACAGAACCATCTTCGTTCTCTTCGATTTCAACATCGTCTGGTGATTCTTGAACTTCTTTAACTTGTTCTACAATCTCTTCTTGTATCTCTTCCTCTCCAGGAACATTAAACTCTTTTCTTGGTTCGTTTGGAAGTGCTTTGTCTATATCTGCCATTATAATTTTTCTCCGTATGTTTGACGGTTTTAGCAGTATTATAAGAAATATTCAAGCCTTGACTCTGGGGCCCTGATTCTGGAGGCACAGTTGTCGTTAACCTTTTAACCATTTTCTAATTCTCTTACTGCTTTTTTTACTGCCTCGCCGAAGGTTTCTCCATCGTCCATGAGCTCTTCAACTCTTTTTCTAAGAGCCAAAGTATCAGGATCCATGGATCCTTCGTTGTAATTGACTCTGCCACCTGTTGAAAATTTTTTAAAATACTTTTCTGCAAATGAATTAATATCCATTCCAGTTCCTTCTTTACCACCTAGTTTGATATACATTTCAGTAACCATTGCATTGTATTTTGTATCACCACCTTCTAAGAAATTTACTCTACCACCCATTTGAAAATTTTTAGGTGGTGGATCACCCATAGGGTTTTCTTTTGCATACTCTTTAAAAAATTCCATTCTATCTTTTACAAATGATAATGCTTCTTTACTACTCATGATTCCAGCATCTTCTCCTTTTTTAATATTTTTTTGGAGCATCATAAGTAAATCATCTTTTGGAAGTGTTTTGTTAAATATAACTTTAGCAGTTATATCTAAATCGTTTTTAAATTGATCTTCTGTGTAAGGTTTGTTTTTAGGAAGAATGTCAGACATTACAGGACTCCTGCAATGCCGCCTTTAGCTCTTTTTACTTTTTCTTTTTTTCTCTTTTCAATTAATTTTTTAATTTTCTCAATATCTAAATCTAATTTATCGCCTTCTTTTTTAATTGGAATATCTTGATCATCATAATACATGTTAAAAATATTTGCACCTTCTCCAGTAGTAGTATCCATCTGCATAGATTTTGAAGGTTCTGAAATTTCTTCTGTTCCACCTGCGTATTGCATTCGACCACCGTACATAGCCGTTTGTCTGTCACTTTTTGGCATAGATTTTTTAGCTGTTGGTTCACCTATAAAGTCTATTGCAAAATCATATAACTTAATTCCTTTGTCTTTAGCTCCACTATCATCATATTGAATTAACATCTCTTCAAAAAATTCTCTATCAAATCCAAAAGGTGTTTCAAATAACTTCATAGTGTTACCCATGCCTGCTATCATCTTATTAGGTGATTTTCTTTTTTTAGATAAATACTTATCAATATATTCGTCTAAAGAAATATCTTTAATTAAACCTTGTTCTTTTAAATCGTTATATTCTTTTAAAACAGTTCCTAACTCTAATTCAAATTCTTCTTCACCAGTCTCTGATGCCATTTTAATTGATGGTGCACGTTTTTTTAAAGAGTTGATACCACCCATATCATCGTAGTCTTCTAGATCTCCCTCTAGAATATCTTCTTCGATTTCACCGAGCTCGATTGCTCTAAGCATGTCTTTTAATTTTTGATCGTCTTCTTGAATTGCCATAATGCCTAATAATACACTTTTGGTTTCTGTTGTAAAGGTTCATCTTCATAATCTTCAGGATGGTGAATTAGGCCGCCTTGTCTAAATCTCATCACCGCCTGAGTCATTGAATCCACTAAATCATCGTGATCTCCAAAAGGAAAAGCAGCACATTCTTCAATTACTTCTTGTGCAAATTCCATATCTGCAGGTGCATAAATACGTCCTGATTCAAACAGTGGAGAAACACTATTCACTCTTGTATGCTTATCATTTCCACGACTAGGTGTAAAATTAATTACTGGGATACCTGCTTTACGTAATTCGTAAGTAAGAGGAAGCCCTGATGCTTTGCTTTCTACAATTACTGTTTCCGGTTGCCAGTATCCGTATTGCTCAAGAGCAATACGTCTTAGTTCTGGAAACTCATACCTTCCTTTGATTGCATCCACTAACATCAAACAAGGTCCTGAATCTTCGTTAGGTTGAAATACTCCCCATGTCGTTATCGCACTGTAGTCTGCAGATTCTTTTTTCATAAATGCTGTATCGTAAGATTGAATAACATGTTGTAGTGCAGGTAAATCTCCTTCCCAGTTTTGCCACCATTCTCTTTTGATCAAAGCGCCTTCTTCTCCTGTTGGATTTTGCATGTACTGTGCATTCCATTTTGATAATGGAATAGAAGCTCTAACTCCTTCTAAGTCTTTCAGGGACCAGTATTCCGGCCACAGGGGTTTACCAGATGGTAAGATCGCAGGAAATTCTATAACTTCCCATTGATCTGCTTTTGCTTCTTTTTGTGCTTTGATTAATCTACCAGCTAAATCTTTTTCGTTCCATCTTGTCATTACAATAATAATTGTTCCACCAGGTTGTAAACGTTGACGTGGACCTGATGTATACCACTCGTAAGTTCTATCTAATGCTTGTGCATTCATAGCATCTTGTTCAGTATGTGGGTCATCAATAATTAACAAATCAGCACCACGACCTGTAATTGCAGATCCAACACCAGCAGCATAATATTCACCACCTTGTTCTGTTTCCCATTTACCTGCAGCTTGTGAATCTTCTTTTAATCTAGTTTTAAAAACTTGTTGATATTCTGGTGAGTCAATTAATTGTTTTGCCTTACGACCAAACCTTACAGATAATTCAGTTGTGTTTGTAGATTGAATAATTTTTAATTTAGGATTTCTACCTACCATCCATGCAGGAAGTAGATAAGATGCAAATTCAGACTTAGTGTGTCTAGGTGCCATATTAATTATAACACGTTTTGTTTTGCCCTCAGCTATTTGATTAAATTTTTCTGCAACTTCTTTATGGTGTTTACCTTCTACAAAATCTGGCCATACATGTTTTACAAATGACATGAAGTCGTTTTTGATCTTAGACTCCTTTTTCTTTTCATCATACTTAGCCATGTATAGGGCTAGTTCTCTTCTTACATCAGGTGGTAACTTTTCAAAATTTTTTAATTTCTCTATATCCATAAGTGCATTCGAAAAAAATTTTCGCAAAATTTTTTTAGATATGTTTTTAAATAAAGCAAAAGTATTTTGGCCTTACTTATTTATAAAAGCTTATATTAATATCATTATATAGAGACTCCTTGTATTTACAAGCAGATTAAGTTTATAAAAAAGTTCTAATTATATAAATGGTTTGGTACCTCTATCGAGCGCGCGAAGCGCGCGAGTCGAGACGCGAAGCGTCGAGCAGTGCGACCGAAGGTCGCGCCCTGCGACATTTTGTCGCGCGTCAACGTGACGCAGGCGATTGTGTCGCCTGCGTCAAGGTTTATTAACTACTAGGAGGAGTAGTTCTATAGACAATCCATGCAATATCTTTTGTCAAATGTGGAACGCCAATCTCCTCTAATGTACTGTCCACAACATCTGCAATTAACAAAATAATCGCTTGGTTTTGAGTTATCTTTTTTCTTTCTCTTAGTCATAATCTTATAATAGCACAATGGCGCCGAAGGCGCCATTGTACATAGTGTCGCAGTTAGTCTAGTAATACCATATATGCTTCAGCATTATTTTTTCTGAACCAATCTAAATTTTTTCTGACTTTGTCCCAAAGTTTAGAATGTCCATCAATCCCAATTTTTTTATCTTCCAAAGTCGCTAGATATTCATAATAAAAAATGGCGTCATGTTTAGTAGCCTCTTCTCTAGTAAGCATAATAGACTCACCAGAAAATCTATTTTGTCGTTCATGTGTTTTTTGTTCTGTCATATTTCTCCTTTTTGTTAATAATCGTATCTTAACACAATGGCGCCGAAGGCGCCATTGTCAATATTGTCGCAGTTAATCCTCATAAAATTCTGGATCATCTGGCATGATGTCAATATCTTCCATGTATGCATCTATTGATTCCTGCCACATTGTTTGTTCATGTACATCTTGCATTAAATCGTAGTCATTTTCGTAATCCATATTTTCTCCTTTTGTTAATATAAAACCATTATAGCACAATGGCGATTAACTCGCCATTGTCATTATTGTCGCAGGTTTTAAATATTTCTTTAGATATTTCATACACTGATTTTTATTTAATAAATGTCCATCTAAAGTTGGTTTCATTAATGGGCACAAATCATCATGTCCAAAACCTGTTACTGCGTGTACTACTTCATGATATACAATATTTCTTAGCGCATCTTCGCTCATGTCCACCGCTCTTTTTGTAATCCAGATTTTTTTATCTTTTAATTGAGCAACACCTAAAACATTGTGATTTCTTGCTTCTCCAATTCTAACTTCGATTCTTGGAAAATTTTCTACTTCTCTTTTAATTTCATAAAGTAATGTAACAACTTTATGTCTTAACTTGTATGTTTCATTATTCATGATGAAGTTTTTTATTTGTTTTGTTTTCATACTTTCTCCTGTTTGTTAATTGCCCTATTGTAGCACAATGGCGGGTTACCCGCCATTGTCAATATTGTCGCACTAGCCTGTTTTTTTAACAGGCTCTGGAAGTGTAGCAATTAATATTTCTATATTATCTTCCCTTGAAGATAATTCTATTAATGCCTCTTTTTTCTTTTGGGCATCGCTAAAACTATCTGTTGTGTAAGCAATATAGTAAGCAGGCTCAATTGCTGAGTAGTTATATTTTCTAATTACTAAGTACATATTTCTCCTTTTTGTTAATTAGGTGCATGATACCAGATTCTAGAACCATGCACCATTGTCATTATTGTCG